AAACGATACCCAAGTCCAGGAAGTATTGGACTTTGCAGTGTCTAACTTTGAAAAGACTGATCGAGTATTGACCTTAGAAGAGGCTTATAAGGTGATGAACTTTAATAAAGCTCCAGCTCCAGAACCTAAACCAAAGCCATCGGTACCAGTCAATGTAAAGAAGAATGTCGGTATTAAGGCAGATACAAATAAAAAAGCATCTACCTATGAGGATATTGACGTGGCTTCATTTTTTAATAATCAATAGAATAAGGAGACATATAAATGTCTAATATAGTTGTAGCGGGAACAGGATCCGCATCATTATCTGCCCTTATTCAGCAGTATTATATGCCAGTTTTGTATGATAATATCTTTAAGAAATCTCATCCATTACTTGCAATACTGAAGGGCAAAGCAAAGACCTTTAATGGTCGTGAAATCGTAGTACCAGTAGAATCTGCCGATGGCGGAGCTTCTGCTTGGGGCGATAAGCACGGTCTTGGTAGTGCATACACACCAGCAATAGCTGATATTGCACAAACTGCATCATATAAGCCAACAATGTTAACTGGTCACTTTCTTTTAACAAAAGAAGAAACCTTGTTAATGAATAGCCCACAAGCTATTAAAAACATCGTTGGTGCAAAAGTAAAGAACCTTCAAAAAGGATTGGAAAAAACAGTTGCTGAAAACTTGTTTAAAGCAACAGCGGTTGCTGATGCTTTTAATCCATTAGGTGTTTTAGTTGATAAGGTAAGTGGAAACTCTCAAGATGTAACTGTTGGTGGTATAAATATTACTACTAACGGCTCTGGAGTGTATACTGCTGGTGGTTTTTGGAACTCTCCAGTTTTAGATCACGATAGTTTTTCTGATGCATCTGGTGATTTTGCGGGTGATAGTCCAGATGCTGGTGTACAGTATGTGACTGAAGCTAATATGGTTGATGCATCAAAGGATACTTACATTTTGAAGATTCTTGCTAAAGGTGTAGCAAACGCAAAAGCTCAAACAGGAGAAAACCCAGATCTAATTATTGTAACTCAATATCTTTATGATTTAATTGAGAACGAAATCGATCCAAGAAAAACTGGCTCTAAAATGAGTGAGCGTATGGGTTCTATGGGTTTTACTGGTCTTAATTTCAGAGGCATTGATATTGTCGCTGATCAAGATATGGTAACAGCTCAGTTACAAACTGGTGATGCTACTACAGCTAAAGATAGAGATGGAAGAATCTATTTCTTAAACACAAATTACTTACATATGTTCTTCAACTCTGGTGCAAAATTCACTGCATCTGATATGATTGAAGATACAAAAAGTAATACCTTTGTTCAGAAGGTTCACACTTATGGTAATATGGTTGTTACAAACCGTAAAGCTCATTGTGTGGTAAAGCAGTTATACTCACCAACTGATTACGCTTAATTGTAATCTATTAACCTTACAGCCCTCATCATTCGGTGGGGGCTGTATAGCCCTGGAGAAACTATGACCACAGCAGAAATGTTAACCGTATTAGGAGATCGCCTGGAAGATACCTCTGGGGATCTTTTTAGTGAAGCAGTTAAACTACGCTATTTAAACATTGCACAGGATAAGCTAATACAGCTTTTAAATCCTCATTTATTAACAGATCTACAGACACTTAAAGTTGATATAACGCTTCTAACAGATAACGATGTAGACACACATTTTAAGAGTTATTTTATACCCGACAATACAACGCTTGATTCTACACCGTTTGGTGGAGTATTAGGTGTATTAGGTATTCGGGTAGCTAATAGCAATTTTATACGCAAAATATCCTTTGATATGGCAAAAGATTTTACAACGGGCTACTTCGGCTTTAGTGCCACAGAGCCTGTATACTTTGCTTTTAAAAACAGAATTTATATTTATAACACAACAGCAAAAGTTGATTGTTACTTTATTAAAGAGCCAACAGCATTAGTAACTGCAAGTCCAGCAGTAGATTGTGATCTAAATGCTATTTTTCACGATGCTTTAGTAGAACTTGCTGAAGCAGAGCTGTGGAGACTGTCAAATAACCAAGCACGTAAACAGGATGCAGAACAAAGAGCGTACGGGATGATTGGCAGATATAATCAGAATCCAGCAACGCAAGTTGTAGGAGAAGGGTTACCATTTGATCAAAGCTCTTCTAATAGTTTAATAGATCCAATTTATCCGAATCATCCTATTTAATGGCAGAACTTATTGACATAACAGACTTTGGCGGAGTTGTAACCAACGTAGACGTAGAAGATCTCCCAGAACATATTGCTCAGAATATGGAGAATCTCCGCATTCGTGACGGGAAATTAGAAAAGACATTTGGAGCGGGACAGCCTACAGATATTCCAAGTTTTGCATTATCGCAGTTAAATACCAAGCTCAGTAAGAGTTATGTGGTTTATAACGTATTTACCTTTATATCCGATAAGTTTACCACGAATGAATACCGCTATATCCTGGTATTAATTGATAGTAGTACGAAAGAGGTATTGCTATTCTGGTATGATCCTTCGTTACCCGCAATAACAGATCATCTTCAAGTAGAAGATAATATTTTCTGGTTTAAAACAGGATCTTCATCTGGGTTAACTACGGGCAAAGATGTTATGATCGTTAACGCAGAAGATAACAGCAGTAATGCAATTGCCAACACTGATATGTATGGAGATATTGAATATATTAGCTCAAATGAGCATCATATTAATGTAAGTCAAGCACCGACTTGGGGAGGGAGCTTTTTTGCAACTTCAAATGATACAGGCTGTCGATTAATAGATTTAGGTGGTAAACACGGTACTCACTTAGCATTATCAACAAACACGTCACAGTTGGATAATGGACATAGTACTTCCAGTTTTAAAAATATAGCACTTTTAGCATTAAATGGTAAGGTGCTTTGTATGTATAGTTTTTCTATTGGCGGAGGATTTGATAGAATATGGACTACATTAGGTAGTAATCCCTCACCATTAGGAAACTCAAATTATGTTAACCTTGTAGATTCAAGTGATTATACATCAATGTATGTTGCCAGTATGATTACTTTTAATGATGCTATTTATGTTCATTATAGCGGGGTAAAAAGTGGTACCAGTAAAATATCAAATTTTATATATAAATATACGGTTGCATCTAATGGTACTATATCAGAAACATTGGTTAACGATGACTTCTTATCTGCTCTAACAACTCCTTCAGCATCAGCAAGTGTCCCTATAAGTTACTTTTACACATTTGAAACAGGAGCTTGTTTTTTATTAATTCCAGGAAGTGGTCTATGGAAAATGGCTACTACTGATAGTGCTTTTAGTGTTGTCTCTGGTACGCCAAGTAATACATCTGGTTACTCTTGGATAGGAATGACATCAATTACAAATACAGTATCTGGTACTGCTAACTATTTAGTATTAGCTGAAACAAAATCAAGTACTTACAATCATAAATTACATTATGGATTGTATAATTCTGTAAGTGGAAATTTTACCTGGACAGATTCTGGTGTACAAGATTATACTTTGCACTATATAGATAAAATGGATTTTGGAGAAAATTCAAATAAGAATGAATCATTGGTTATTAATACAGAAAAAGCAGATGAAACTAAATACGTCCAATACAGCACTGCAAATAATTCTAATATTGTATTAGCCTGGGTAAGTCTTTCATCCAGTAATTTTACAACTTCAACCGTTATTACGTTTATTAAACACTCTTATAAAAATCCGAATGGCACAAAATATCTTCATATTGGCACAAATGATTCTGGCGTTTTTGGAAGTGGAATGGTTCACGGTAGAGTACATAGAATAGACACAAGTAAAACTGTCTCTCCATTAAATCATAATAATCCAGATAGTTATAAAGGATGGAATCCGACTTGTTTTGATGATGTAGTTACTGGATTTTCCAGTGGGAACTATTTCTTTACTCACGCAAAAGCACACATTGGTGCTTATGGTATTGAGTATAGTACAACAAATTCTGTCGCAAAATCAGCATTAAATAGATTTACTGATATTGGATGGGGTTCTGGAGCCTGGAATGGTACAGGAACAGTAGATTATAGATGGACAAACTTAAACGATAAATACACCTTTTCAGAAATATCAGAAACAAATGTCAGCTCTACTTCAACTATCTATCACAATACAGATAAGAATCCAATTGTCCCCACAAATGATACAGTACGATTTATTCCAGGAGCAATTGGTAAAGTATCCACTACAGAAGCAAAAGGGTTATGGTTAGGATATATTAATCGATCTATGTTTAATGGCTCAGTGCCAATCTCAGCAAATTGGTATGGATATGTAAATACAATAAATAATCCTTTTACATTAATTGAAGGAGATAAATATAAAGCAAAATCAGACATTAGAAATGGAGATACTGTTAAATATAATTGCACAGCAATATATGATGGTGTACAAGAAACACTATTTGATAAATCAAAAGAAGTAACATTTACGGACACAAATTCAAGAAAACATATTTATGAATTAAATGTTGTTATTGGAAATGTTAATAATCTAAATAAAAGAATTACAGGCATAAATATCTATCGTTCAATAGGAACGGCTGGGTTTTATTCTAATTATCAATTAATTGGGCATATGACCTTTGTAGATAGTGGAACAGATTTATCAAGTGTAGGTCAATTAAAAAATGTTAGTGTTATAGGGTTTGATGATCACACTGTAAATATAAAAACAGCATCATACAGTAGTTTAGATAATTTTGATTATTCTGAATATTGGACTGGTTCGGATAAGTA